GTCGTTGAGTCCCATCTCTTTATACTCAGTCACGACCTTGTTGAAGTCGGATTGTGTGCCCATGATGGCCTCGTTGGCAAGGATATTAGTTATCTCGGTCGCCATTTCCTCAGACGCTTCAATGCCGGTCTGTTTTAGTGCTGAAATCACAGCGTTTCTGGATACCTTGCCTTCAAGGAGGTTCTCAAGAGAATACTTTTCAAAGAACGCCTCCGCCGCGCCGGATATAACGCCAAGTGCGAGCGCCTGATCGTCGGTCGCGCCGTTGTTCTTCGCGTCTATCACGGTATCTACGCCTGCGTTAGAGGACATCATGGCCTGCATTCCAGCTTTGCCAAACGGAACCATGACGTACATATCAGCCATGCTCATACCGGCCTGATAGAGGAACGACGCTATTTTGCCGTTGTTCTTCGCTTCGCCCTCGGTGGTCATGCGGCGGTTGCCGGTGTTGTCGTATGTGTAGTCACCTACTGTGCTTTTGTATACGCCATTCTCTATGCTCTCAGCAACAGAGCTTCTGAGCTTGGTCGCAAGGTTGGAGGCAAAGTATTCCGGCGCGTTCTGGTCTACCACCTGACCTGTGGCCTTATCAAGTATGGTCTTTACGCCGCCCTGAATGGCAGAGACGGGCTTTAAGAGCGTAGAGGCAATAGATGCCCCTATGCCGCCCAGAACGCCGTCCTGCGCCTTTTTCTGCGCCTCATCGAGGCGTGTCTGCGTCACTCTTGCGTTGAGGTACGGGGTTATGGCCTTGAGAAATTCCTCGGCTTCCTTCTGTTTGCCGTTCTTGGCAAGGCGGTTGTAAACCTCAACCTCATCGTCGGTCATGGCCTTGTAGCTGTCGTTCTTCCATGCAAGGCTACCTTCTTTGGCGCGTATACCAGCCTCGTTGCCGCCGCCGGATATTTGTATACCGCTGCTCTTTTTAGAACCGGCAGAAAGGGTTTCCGCTCTGCCGGTATCCACAATAGACTTTACGGTCTTGTTGTTCTTGAGTTCGGCGGCCATCTGAGCAAAGCTATTTATTTTTGCCTGCCGCTCAGCCTTATCGGCCTCAGCCTTTGCTGTGTCGCGGGCGTTTTTCAGTTCAGTCGCCTTGTCAGAGGGTTTACCATAGTTTTTCTGGTATATCCGTGCTTCAGAAGAGGATATGTAATCCTTGTATGCCTGGTCGGCATTCTGGGCAGCGGTTTGAGCTTTGGTTAACTTGCTGTTGCTTGTAAAACTGGTTGTTTCCCGATTTGTCTGCGTTGTATCGTTAGCTTTCGTGGCGGTGAAGATAGCCATTGCGCGGTCGTAGCTCGGCGCTTCACGTCCGCTGTTTGTGTTGCTTATCGTATTGCCACTTTTCGTTGCACTGGACTTCGATTCAGTCTTGGCGGCTGAAAAAATGGCCATTGCTTTTTCGTAGCTGTTTCCGCTGTTCTTAGCCATATTTCACCTTATTTTTTTGCCTTTGCGGCAGCAGCAGCCGCCAGCCCGGCCTTGATTTGGGCGGTTCTATTCACACCACTTGCCTGATCGTGAAGAACGGTTAGTGCGGTATTAACAGCTTTGCTGCTTGCGCCAGCGTTTGTGAACGCGCTCTTGTTGGCTTCAAGGGCTTTGTATCCGGCGTTGTAGTTGCCATTATTAGCATCAGCGGCAGCCTTGTATATACTGTATGCGTCCCAGCCAGAGCTTCCACTGCTGCCGGAACTGCTGGAGGATTTTTTGCTGCTGGAGGTGACCGGGGTGTACGAATATCCGCCACCGCCACCGCCGGAGCTGGCGCTGGCGAGGTTAGCCGCCGCCTGCGCGAGTATTTCCGACAGAGCTGAAAAATACGGTATCTTTGCGCCCTCAATTTCCGCGGCCTTGTTGGCGTAATTCGTATCGGCCTCTTTCTGCGCGTTGAGCAGTGCGAGGTCAAGCGCATCGTTAGCCTGATTTTCCGCAAGCGTTTGCGCCGCGAGGTTTTTGCGCATTGCTACGTTCTGACCTATGCGGCTGGTTTCGCTCATGCCGCTGCGGGCGTAGTCGTATAGGTTGCCCGCAAGCCCCTTTGCCGCAAGCCTTTCGTTGTTGCCTATGACGTTGAGCCGCGCATTGGTGTATACGTCGTTGCGTGCCGCGTTGTACTGTGACGCAAGCTTCTTGGCCTGCGCACGATTGGCCGCTGCCTGCGCATCATATGAGTTTTGCAGCGCGGATTTATACGCCGCAAGTTGTCTGTCATATGCTTCAAGCGCGGCCTTGTTGTATACGGCATTAGTGCCGTTGGTTGCCATAAGGCCGCTCAGAGCATTCGTATCCGCAGACGAGTATAGCGAGGTATCGGGAGTATAGTTGCCGCCCACGGTATAGGCGGTTGCTGGTGTGGTAGTAGCCGTTGTGGTGGTCGGCGTAGTAGTTGCCGCTGCCGTTTTAAGCAGCTCTTCATTTGTTGCCATGTTTGCCCTCCTTTATCATTTCACGTACCCGCCGATAACGTACTGCACTTGCACGCCATATATGCCAAAGCCCTCATCAGGTGTGTCGTTCTTGAAGATTAACTGAAGCGCAATGAACTTCTTGACCTTCTTGTTGAAAGCTATGACCTGCGGTGTATCGAGAGTATTAAAGGTTATGCGGTTAAAGTCCATGTCGCTGAAATCGAGTATGTCCATAGCCTTTGAGCGTATCTGTGTATCGTGTATGCGGTCAGTTGCTACGAGTATCTTAATGGACGAGCGGGTATACGGCTTTATCATCACGCCGCAGCCCTTCTTAGTCAGAGACTTTCGGCGGGTTATGGCATCGTAATCATCCATTTTGGTAGACCATATGGCGGTTATAGCTTCGCCATCATCGTTGTATTTATCCATGTTTGCACGGTCAGTATTGAACATGCAAACCCTGCCGTCAGATGTTCCAAAGAACAGTTGTCCGTCATTTTCCCAAAATACACGCGCCGGTACGTTCGTCCAGTAGTACCATTCATAGCCATACTCCATGTATGAGCCGCTTTCAGAATAGGTCGCGCCTGTGCCGGATTTAGTGCTTCTGTGACGGCTGTCGGCAACATAGCAATGGCTGTTTACGCAGAGGATATAGTAGCCGTTCCATACGACGGACACAGCGTCGTCAAGACCGCTCTCTTTGGCGAGAACCGTGTTGATGAAGTAGCTCCTGTCCTGTATGTTGCGCTCCAGTTTGACGGCTGTCGAGAATATGCCGAATACGCCCTCACGCGCAAGGAATATAGGATCGTCGCGCAGATTGCTCAATGCGTACATGCTTATCGCGCCTACGCCCTTTATACCTTGAGATATGGGGAATATTACCGTGCCGTCGTCCTGCATTTCGGCAGTTCGCAGAAACACTTCCGCGTCCTGCTCGTTATCCTCCTTTATTACCATGAGGCTGTCATACTGCTTGAGGTAGCCCATTATGGCAGAGGAATCGGAGCCTATGCGCGTGTATCCCAGATCAGGGAAATATGTGGGATCGTCAAGCCCGCTTTGCCAGTCGGTATTTTTGAAATCGGGATTGCCGGTGAAGAACATGCGGTTATCGTTGTTCAGGCCGTAGCTTGCGCACATGGTGCATTTGTTTATGCGGTCGGCGTACCCTTCCACCGTCGCGGTGAAATGTATCACCACATTGTCTACACCCTTGCTGTCGGCAGGTGCTTCGGAGAGTGTGACGGTTCCGGCGGTCAGGTCTGCGGTGTAGTCCGTCGCGGCCTTTTCTGTACCGTCTACGACCACTTTTGTTACGGCGGTTATATTCTGCGTGTCGAGGTGGTATATTGTGTCCGTGCCGTTGGAGTAAAAGGAGTTTATGCGCCCACTGGACAGCATATTCACATCTTCAAACTTTGTGCCGCCGCCAGACGGGTCTGTGCCTATGGTGGTAGTAGGTATGAACGCCGCAGTATCTTCTACGTTCTGTACCGTATATGTGCCGTTATTCTCGGTTACAACGCGATATTTCAGGCCGTCCAGCATGTACATCTTGCCGCCGTGCGTGAATACGGTACTGCGCCGGTCGTTCATGCCGGTGTATACAAGTGTGGTGCTGTTATCATCGTTCCACTTATAGAGCTTGTTCTTTGCGTGTATGAACCGCGCAGCCGTGCCGCTCTCGAATACGCAGTAGTGTATGCCGTTGATACGCCCATCGGTGATGGTGAACAATTTGCGCCATCCTACGCGCTTTTCAGGAAAACCAGCAAGGTCGGATATGAGGTTAACGGCATATGGGGAACGATAGTCCGCTACCTGCGTCGGGTCGGTCGAGAAGTCAACGCCCCTGAACTTTTCATATGTGCGCTGGTATGTTTTAGTCGCGCTTATCTTTTTAGGAGTTACAGATTCAGGCATGAGTATGTATCCTCCGCTATGCCGCCGTTGATTTTGCTGGCCTCGGTAACGGCGGACAGGTATTTACTGCGGTAATTCTCTGCTTGAAAGTTATCAAGTCCTTCCTGAAAGAACCACGATGCAACGCCGTAGGGGAACGCAACGCGGGTAAGCTCCGGCTGATATGGTATTTCCTCGGTCAGTGAGGTTATGTACGGCGCTTCTTCGAGCAACTCTTTTCCCCGGAACTCTCTCATGCTGTTTTCGCAGTTCAGGCACTCCTGCAGCAGTATGTTGATGAAGCCGACTGCAAAGCGCTTGCTGTCCTCGTCTTCGCCGTCCACTTCGTACAGAAAAGATGATGCAAGCTCATATATCTGTTGTCCTGTCATGGTCAGCCTCCTTTAGTCAAGGGGCGGTTGCCCGCCCCTTTATTCGTTCATTTAAGCGCAAGTGTGGGTAACTACGTCGGAGGGGTACATATCGCCGCTCACATAGGTAGCGTATGCCTTGATAACGATTCCGGCAGTGGGGTTGGTAATGCCCGTGCTATACTTTACGCGGGTAGAAGACCAGCGCGGGTCAGTGCCGTCCGTGGTGTACCACACTTCCGCATTGGAAGTGGTAGTGGTTATGGTGGTATTGGTGCCCTTGGTTATAGTGGGGTCTGCGCACTTCTTGTCCTTTGCGACAACGACTACTACGCCGTCGCAGATAGCGCCGATGACAAATGCGTCGTAGAGGAAACGGCCTTCAAGCAGGTTGCCGGAGAGACCAGGAGGATCCTGATGTATGCGGCTATCCTTTATCTTGAACGGCAGCATTACAGAGTTGGACTGGAACGCGATGTGCTCTACGTTGGTGGGCATATACGCAGCAGGTACGCCTACGATGTTGAGGGTACCTATCTTGCCTACAATGCCCTTCATGAGCAGCTTGTCTATTGCGCTGTCGGCGTACTGGAACTCGCTGGAGAGCTTAATCATGGCGATATGGGTGTTCTTTACGAATGCGTACCGTCTGTCGGTAGGTACGAAGTTATCCTCGAAATATACCTCGATGTCCAGAAGTTTGGATACGATGTTGGACTTGGATACGGCGGCGTCATAGGCCAGTGTATGACCGGCGTTAGAGGCGTACTGCTTGAGCGCGTACTTGTCGGAGGTGGGAGTTACCTTTTCGCGCATCTCCGCTTCCATTACGCGGCCTGCCTGCTTCATCATCTGCTGCTCTACGTTGTTGCCCTTGTCGATGGTGATAGCAAAAGACTTGTCCTGAGTTACGCTAAGCTCCTGAATAGCGTCCTGAAGCTCGTTAGGTGTGCCGTAGCGGTTAGTGCCTGCACGCTGATAGTCGTTCAGTTCCTGAGTGATGAGGTTAGGAATCTTTACGGTCTTTACGCCGACAAAGCTATATTCCTGGTTGGTCTTGCCCTCGATGAATGAGTTGTGGGTGTATACCTGCTTGATTTTGTCCGAATACTTTTCGTGAAGATTGATTGCCATTGTTCAGTTTCCTTTCGTTGTTGTAATTTAAAAGCCCATGCCGGAGAGGAAACTATCTTCCGCGTCGGGCTGGGCTTGAGATGCCGCGCTGGGCATTGCTCGTTTCTTATTTTCCCTGTTTTTCTCTTCTGTACGTTTCTGAGCGTTAGCTGTCTCTATCTGCTTTTTAAGTTCGTTTATCTCGTGTTTCTGCATTGCCTCAATGGGCGATAAGCCGTTGTTGACGTATTCCATCACGTCAGGCGGAATCTCGTCCGGCTCGATTATGCCGTAAACCTCGATAAACCTCTGCCATGGTGCAAACTCGGCGTTCTTTTTCGCCTCCGCTCGCTGTTCTTCCAGTTTGGCGGTCTCAGTTTCTTTGCCCTTGCACCTGAGTTCGGCCATCTCCTTTACTACCTCATCGGGCAGGTCGGGATACTGTGAGCGAATGCCGCTCATCTCGTTCTGGAGTATCTGGGTTTGGCGGTTATCGCGGAGGAATTTAACGTATTCAGAGCGATTCATGCCGCTCTCATTAGCCCAATAATCAAGCTCCTGCAAGAATGGTGCTAATTCCTGAGCTTCGGTCTTAGCGGCTTGCAGTTCGTTGAATATGGCATCGTAATTCATGCCCTTCTGAGCATATGTTACAGCTTCCTCCGCTGACAGCTCCTTTTCCTCGCCCTTGTACTTCACGCGAATAGTGCCGTGCTGGTCTGCTTCCGGCGCTGCGGCTTGGTCTGCCTCTTCGGTGGTCTCGGGCTGGTCAGGTTTCTCAGCAGGTTCGGTATCCGTCGTTTCCTCGGTAGTCTCCTCAACAGCTTCGTCAGCTGTTTCTTCGGTAGCTTCCTCGTATATGAACAGATCAGAACCGTCGTACATTGTGGTTTCCATGTGTGTCCTTTCTCCGGCTATGGTCGGCCGGTCGCGCTATGGTCGGCGCGGTTAATGTATGGTCAAAGGCTGTTGCCTGTTGCCGCTATTGATTCATAATTTCCTGTCTCGCACTGGCTACTTGATTCACAAGCTCCTCTGCACGGGTGTTTGCGATGGACA